GATAATATTACTGCTATCAACAACTATATCGACGCCAAGATGTCTGCTACCTGGTTTAGTGATATTCAACCGAGAGCTGCCAATAGGGAAATGATCACGGCCGAGTTGATTTACTATTGGATGATTGCTTATCAGATTCCGTTTGAGTGCGAGACTTGGCATCTCAACCGGCTTTTCACTCTGATCAGGGTCTGCAGTATCAAGCAGGCCAAGCCCAAGAAGATGAGCCGGACTGAAATGGCAGCACGAAACCGGGAACTCAATGCTCAACGTCGAGCCAGCCTGAATACAAGGGGGTGACATGACAGTTATAGAGTGGGATAAGACTGGAGAACGAACTTATCAGACTGGAGTCGATCGTGGTGTTCTCTATCTTAAGGATGGGACCGTAGTTCCCTGGAATGGTCTAACTTCTGTGGAAGACAATTCCGAGTATGAATCAGCTTCGTATTATCTTGATGGCGTAAAGATCTTGGGTCACGTCACCCCGGGTGATTTTGTCGGAAAACTTTCGGCATTCACGTATCCAAGAGAGTTCGATAAGGTCAGTGGGATTGTAGCCGTTGCGGCGGGACTGACCTATTATGAACAGCCGCATAAGATGTTCAATCTATCCTACCGAACCAAGATTGGCAGCGATACGGATGAGGATCTTGGCTATGAGATTCATCTGCTTTACAACCTTACCGCGGTTCCAGATTCCAAAGCGTTCCAGACCGTCGGTGAATCAGTTGAACCTACCGAGTTTGCCTGGACTCTAACCGGGGTTCCACAGCTAATTACAGGCAATCGGCCGACGGTTCATATTTCTGCACACTCGATTGAGAGTAACGAGGGTGTGTTCGAGGAACTCGAGAGCATTCTCTACGGAACCGACACAGAGGATCCACGTTTTCCGACGGTTGGTGAGATCAAGACACTTTATGGCGCCTTTGGCTCACTGATAATCACCGATAATGGTGATGGCACCTGGACGGCAGCTGATGTAGCCGACGATTATATTACGATGCTCGACGCAACTACGTTCCTAATCCAGGGCGCCGACGCTGAATATTTGGATGCCAATACCTACGAGATTTCGTCCACGAACGCACCATAGGAGGTGACATATGGCAACAGTTACAGGTATGACTGCAGCACGAATGCTGGATATTGAGCAGAATGCGGTTGTTGATGGCTCTATCGTTGGTGATGACCTAATTCTTGAGAAACAAAGTGGCACAACAATTAATGCTGGTAACGTGAGAGGTCCTGTTGGGCCTCCTGGAAGTCCTGCTGCAATTTTACCAATAACGAAACTAGCTTCAATTGTAAATGCCGCAGTATGGACCTGGTTTACTCCGGCAGGAGCGGTTGCCGATGGTGGCGGACATATTGGTGCTGATGTTTTTGAAATTCGTGATGCGGATCTCGCACGATCGGGTAAAACCACCCATATTCGAGCACGAATTACGGCCTTTGCCGGTGGTAGTGCTCCCGGGCAAGCTTTTACCTGTCGATGCTACAGTTTTACGCAAAGTGGCGCAGGCAGCCCAGTGTTTACTCGCAATGTACAACAGGGCGGAAATATTGTAGTCAATAATCCGGCCGGGGGTGGTCGAGCAGTTACTGAAGTTGATCTTGGAGTAATCGTTGATGGTTGGTATGGTATTGCGGTCACTCCGGCCGCTGCTCTTAGTACACCAGCTTTATTGATTGCTCAAATTGATGCCATTTATGTATAAACAAAGGGGGTGACATATGGCAACGGTTACGGGTCTTACCGCCGCCCGGATGCAGCAAATCGAGGCGAACTCGATTGTCGATGGGGCGGTTGTCGGCGATGATCTGATTCTCGAGAAGCATAACAGCGATACGATTAATGCTGGGAATGTTAGGGGGCCTGCAGGTCTTGCTGCAAGTTTAGGGTTTAGTGATGACTTTTTAACGGATAAAAAAGCTTCCTACACCTTTAATGCTGGTGATCCCGCTTGGAATGTCGCCGGAGGAGTACTTGCTCCCGCTTTGGGTACCACTATTCGAGCCTTTGTTTCTGGTTATACTCCAGCTGATTTTGAGATGCTCATCAAATTAACCACGGGCGCGTCCATAACTGGCGTAGTTTTGGATTTATTGGCTGTGGATCAGGACCAAGATTCCTCTGATGGTCTTTGTTGGGAATTAGCAAGCGGTGATAAACAAATTTATACCGTTAAAAATGGTGTGTTTGCTGCCATAGCCGGTTCTCTTGCTGCCGGTGTATTTGCCAATACTAGTATGTGGTATCGATTTGTGAAAGCGGGAAATTATGTTTGTGGCGAACGATTTACTGCCGCCCCAACGTATAAGGCCGATGCAACAGACCGAGTAGAAGCAACATTGGGTGGAGCAAATATTACACGTTTTGGAGCCATGGTAAAGGGTCCAATTGGTTTTCGTTTCAGTCCTGGTTCAGTTAATGCGGCTACAATTGACGATTTAGTAATTCGCGGACTCGATCTCTAGAGGTGATACATGATCACCTTTACCCAAAAGGGCTCATTCAAGAACATCGAAAGATATTTGAACAAAGTCAACAATGCCAAGGCCATGTCTGTGCTGGACAAGTATGGCTCAATCGGCGTAAACGCCTTAGCAAATGCCACACCGGTTGAGACCAGCGAGACGGCCAACGCTTGGTCTTACACAATCGTACGACGTAAGGGATATTACTCGATTCGCTGGCACAACAGCCATATCGAGGATGGAATCCCGATTGCGGTACTAATTCAGTATGGGCATGGCACCGGTACTGGTGGTTATGTACAGGGCAGAGACTACATAAACCCTGCTATTCGGCCTATATTTGACCGAATGGTAGCTGAGTTCTGGAGGGAGGTGACTTAATGGCAACAGTCGATGACAAAGTCGTAGCAGCGAGTTTCGAGAGTAGCAAATTCGAGTCGGGAGTGCACAGGACTATCGCCGCACTCGAGAAGTTGAAGAATGCGCTGAAGTTTCCTGAAGCGGGCAAAGGTCTGAACCAAATCAATACTGCCAGTCAGAAAGTCGACTTCTCTCACATTGGTAATGCGCTGGATGGTATCAGTAGTAAGCTAGGTGCGCTACGACTTGCTGGTATTGCGGTTATGGCCAGTCTTGCCAATCAGGCTATTTCTGCAGGTAGCCGGATGATCAAGGCCTTTACTTTTCAGCCGGTCATTGATGGTCTACATGAGTATGAGAATCAGCTAAATTCGGTTCAGACCATTTTGGCCAATACTCAATCGGCTGGAACAAATCTCAAGGACGTCAATGGTGCTCTTAACCAACTAAACCAGTACGCCGATAAGACGATCTACAACTTCGGCCAGATGACCAAGAATATTGGTACATTCACGGCCGCTGGCGTAGATCTCGAGACCTCGGTTAAGTCGATCAAGGGTATCTCCAACCTCGCCGCTTTGTCTGGCTCGAATGCTGAACAAGCCTCGACGGCGATGTACCAGCTGTCGCAGGCTATATCCTCAGGTAGGGTAAGCTTGCAGGACTGGAACTCGGTAGTCAACGCCGGTATGGGTGGTACGGTATTCCAGCGCGCGCTCGCACAGACGGCTGAGTCGATGGGCACCTTGAGCAAGGGGTCGGTAGAGCTCAAGGGCAAGATGAAGAATGTCTCAATTGAGGGACAATCATTCCGAGAGTCGATTCAGGCTAGGCCGGGTGAGAAGTCCTGGCTCACTTCTGAGGTTCTGACCAATACGCTGAAGCAGTTCTCAGGCGATCTAAGCAAGGCCGAGCTCAAAGCTCAGGGCTTTAACGATGCGCAGATTAAAGCGATTCGAGCTCAGGCCAAGACCGCGCTTGCTGCTGCCACAGAAGTTAAGACCTTCTCGCAGCTCGTCGATACAACCAAGGAAGCAATCGGTTCCGGCTGGGCGTCGACGTTCCAGCTTATATTTGGTGACTTTAAAGAAGCCAAGACGCTCTTTACGGGTTTATCGAATGTAATCGGTGGGTTTGTCAAGACCTCAGCCAAATCTCGAAACAAGATGCTGAAGGATTGGAAAGCTGCTGGTGGCAGAACCACTCTGATAGAAGCGTTTAAACAAGCGTTTGAGGATCTAGCCAAAATTATTGGTCCGATCAGTAAAGCCTTCCGTGACATATTTCCAAAGACTACTGGCGGACAACTTGCCAGTATGACCAGGAGTCTTCTACGCTTCACTCAGGCGCTCGAGCCCAGTAAAGAAACTATGGAAAACCTCCGGAGGACTTTCCGTGGGTTCTTTGCCGTTCTAGACATTGGTAAGATGATCGTCAGCGGTATATTCTCCGTCATCGCCAAATTATTTGGTGCAGCCGGGGAAGGCTCCGGCGGATTTTTGGAGCTTACCGGGAGTATCGGCGATTTTCTCGTCTCTGTAGATGTGGCACTTAGAAAAGGCGGACAGCTTCATAAGTTCTTCGACACGCTTGGCGATATTCTATCAACACCAGTTCATCTTCTAGGTCTCTTGGGCGATGCTATCGGTTCAGCCTTCAGTGGCGAAAGTATTGGTAAGGCTAGTGCGGCTCTAAGCCCACTCGAGAAGATAATTGAGGGTATTGTTGTCGCTTGGGATAAGTTCCTGGGTAGTGTTGGATCAACTCGAGAAGTTGTCAGACCGGCACTAGAGGGTCTAGCCGAAATGTTTGGGGCGATTGGCCAGACGATTGCTGATGCACTCAAGGGTGCCAACTTTGACGCCATCTTCAAAGTACTCGAGGTTGGTCTACTGGCTGGTATATTCTTGACGCTTAAGAAGACTCTTTCCGGTGGTTTGGGTAATGCCCTCGCCGGAGGCGTCCTACAATCTGTCGTTCAGGCCTTCACTGGTGTCGGTGGCCTGTCAAGGTCTATCGGCGGCACGTTCAACGCGCTGACTGGGTCGATTACCACCTTGCAGCAGAATGTCAAGTCCGACACGCTCAAGAACATAGCTATCTCGATTGCGTTGCTGTCGGCATCGATAATCGGCCTGTCATTGGTCGATCCTGAGAAACTGAATAGTGCGCTTGCTGCTATCACGATCGGTTTCGGCCAGCTCTTAGGAGCAATGGCGATTATGGACAAGATTGGCAAGTCGGGCGGCTTCATCAAGATGCCAGTGATTGCCGCATCGATGGTTGTGCTGGCTACGGCTATCAATCTTCTATCGATTGCTGTATTCACGATGTCGAGGCTGAGCTGGGAAGAACTAGCCAAGGGGCTTGGCGCTGTTGCCGTTCTACTTGGTGGTATCTCAGCTGCTTCTGGACCACTTACGGCCAATGCTGTCGGAATGATCCGAGCGGCCACTGGTATTACAGTCATTGCTGTGGCCATGAATCTACTCGCTCTGGCTGTCAAGCAGATGGGCAGTTTAGACACTGAGACACTGGCTAAGGGCTTGGGCGGTGTGGTAGTGGCACTGGCAGGAATCGGTGCTGCTTCTCGCTTGTTCCCAGGTAACATGATTGCTATCGGCTTGGGTCTGATTGCTATCGGCTTTGGTATGAAACTACTCGTCGGTACGATTGCAAAACTTGGCAGTCTTGATATGAAGACGCTTGCCAAAGGAATCGGCGCCGTTGCTGTGACAATTGCAGCAATTGGCCTAGCCATGCAGGCAATGCCGCCAACGATGATAATTACCGCAGCCGGACTGATACTTGTTGGAGTAGCTCTCCAGAGTATTACCAAAGCTATTGGTACGTTGGGCGGAATGTCTATGACCGAGCTCGCTAAGGGTATCGGAGCGTTGGCAGCCGCACTACTCGTGCTCAGTGTTGGTCTGATTGCGATGTCAGGATCCCTTGCTGGCGCAGCAGCTCTAGGTGTTGCCGCGGCGGGGATTGCAATTCTAGCTCCAGCTTTGAAAACTTTAGGAGAGCAATCATGGGGTCAGATTATCAAGGGTTTGGTTGCCTTGGGGGCCGCTTTCGTGCTGCTGGGCATTGCCGGAGTTGTGTTAGCGCCGGTAGCACCAGCCATCTTAGCTTTGGGCGTTGCCCTAATTGCGGTGGGTGCGGGTCTAGCGCTCGCCGGAGCTGGAATCGCCCTGATTGGCATCGGCCTTGCTGCCATTGCGGTGGCTGGTCCCGCAGCCATTAAGATCCTGGTTGATGCGCTCGTCGCGTTGACCGTAGCAGGACCTAAACTGGTTGAGGGCTTAATCAAGGCCTTTGTGACGCTCGTAGAGGGCATCTCCCGGGCTGCGCCGAAGCTGGTCAAGGCTGTTACCGAAATCATCAATCTAGTCTTAACGGCCGTTATAGCCGCTGCGCCGAAGCTGGCCATCGCGCTGATAGCTTTGATCGACGCGGTGCTAAAGGTATTGGTCGCTGAGGCGCCTAAGCTTGTGCAGGCCGGGTTCATCCTGTTGAAGGCATTCCTCCGGGGGCTAATCCAGCACATCGAGAGCATTACCTCGATGGTTGCCACTATCATCAGTAAATTCCTGGGTGCGGTTGGTAAGAATCTGGGTAAGATTGTCGGCGGTGGCGTTGCCATTGTGACAGGATTGCTTAAGGGTATTGCCAATAACATTGGGAAAGTTGTTACTGCTGGCGCCAGTATCATTGTCAATCTATTGCGCGGTGTTGGTAACAACGTTGCCAAGATTGTTAGAGCCGCCGCTGACATTATTGTCAAAATTGTCGGTGCGCTTGGCCGCGGTGCTGCTCGAGTTGTCAGTGCTGGCGCCAGTTTGATCCTGAATTTCCTGCAAGGTATAGCCAACAAGGGTCCAGCCATTGTCAGTGCTGCTGTTACTGCTGTCTCGAAGTTCATTCATGCAGTTTCCCGTGGCGCCGTCAAAATGGCAGATGAAGGTGCTACCGCCATTATCAACTTCCTGAACGGCATCGCCAAGGTCATTCGTACGCGTGAACCTGAGATGATTCGCGCCGGTTTCAATATCGGAAAAGCGGTCGTTCAGGGTATGCTCAACGGTTTGGGTTCTCTTGCCCAACAGGTGAAGGACAAGGCCAAGAACATTGCTGATAGTGCTCTTAAGAGTCTTGGTAAGACCTTCCACCTTGGGTCACCCTCTAAGGTAACGTATCAGATCGGTGTCTGGGTTGTTGAAGGTTTGGCCAACGGTATTGACTCGAACGCTAAGGCAATTGAGTCAGCCAATAATCTCGGTAAAGCGATTGTAGCCAATCTCGATAAATCGGTTAAGGCAAAGTCTCCAACGATACGCGCACTTGGCAAGTATGTTGGCGAGAATTTCTATGCCGGTTTGCTTGGTGTTGTTAAGGATAGCGGTCAGGTTATGACGGCTTTCGACGCTTTGGCTGAGCAGCTTACTGGTAATATCAGTGATCTCAACAGTAAGATTGACGATGCACGTCAAGCTCGTAATGAGGCCCGCGAGAATCACAACGCCAAGGCAGCACGACGACATGCTCAAGCTTTGAAGCGGTATCAAGCTGAGCTCAAGTTGGTTACGGCTGCGGATAAGGAACTCAATAAGGCCCTGGTCAAGGATAGAGATGATCTTCGTAAGCTGACCAAAGAATTCGAGGACATTTCAACCCAATTGGACGAGGCTCAACAGCATCTTGCTGATCTCCAGGCGGAGAAGAAGAGTTTCGTTGATTCGACCTTTGATCAATTTGCTGAACTTCCAGGTTTCGGCGTTGTCGATGCTGACGGTAATCCTGTTGATCCAAAGAAACAAGTTGAGAATTACATAGGAGCTTTGGGTACGGCAGCGGGTGCGACTGCCGCATTTACTACCACAACGGATCAATTGAAGGCTGCTGGCTTGAATGAGGAAACTTATAGACAGCTACTTGATGCGGGTCCTGCAGCACAGGGATTTGCTGATTCGTTACTCTCAATGGGTCCTGACGCTATTGCTGCAGTCAATAAGGCTGAGACAGATCTTAGAGGTGCCGCAAAGACGCTGGCAGATCATGCTGGTTCGGCTCTCTATGACAACATGCTTTATGTCGGTAGTCAGTCTGCTCAGGGTATCGTTGATAGCCTTCAGCAGAGAAAGACTGATATTTATGCAGCCATGGAAGAAATTGCTGAGGGCATGATCAAGGCGATCAAGAAGAAGCTCAAGATCAAGTCTCCTTCGAAAGCGTTTGCTAAGATTGGCGTGCTTTCAACGGAGGGCCTGGCTAAGGGTCTGGTTGATTCGTCCAAGCTAGTGACAGATGCTGCAGCCACAGTTGGTGAAGATGCACTGTCGGCTATCAAGACCAGTATGAGTGGCTTGTCCGATATGGTCAATGCTGAGATCAATACGGATCCGGTAATTACACCGGTGCTGGATTTGTCTCAGCTGCGAAAGGATGCCAGCGCGATAGGGAATGTTATCCCAATTACGGCGGCAGCCTCATTTGGACAGGCTTCCTCTATATCTGCAGATCAAGCAGGTCAAGCGGCAGCGGGTACTCAGGATGGTGGCTCGATCATCAAGTTCGAGCAGAACAACTACTCACCTGAGTCTTTGTCACCGATTCAAATTTACAGGCAGACAAAGAATCAGCTGTCTCAGGCAAAACCAGTACTTGCTAAATAACTCTTGGCCGGGCCTCTCCTGCCGGAGGTCCGGCCAAGTTATATTCGAAAGGAGGTTTAGACGAACTGTGTTGACCAGAGTTGTTGTTTATAGTCAATGGGCCAACGTTGATCCACTCGTGTTAAACGTTACTGATCGCCCAGAAACAGACCCATTTGAGGTTCGAAACATTGACGGTCTTGGCCCAGTCAAGGCCGATATCAATACCGTTGATCGCGGCTCAATTCCGGGTACGGGCTTTGTTGGTTCTAACGTGGGCGAGCGTAATCTGGTATTTACCCTAGGCGTGACCCCCGATTGGGAGAATCTGACTGTCTCTGAAGCGCGACGCCTGCTTGACAAATACTTCATGCCGGAACAGTCGGTTGCTCTGACATTCGAGACCAACGAATATGCTCCGGTGGAAATTTCCGGTTGGGTCGAGTCAAATGAAGCAAACCTGTTCACTAAAGACTCCGAGCATCAGATCTCGATCATCTGCCCCGAGCTATATTTCAAGGCGATTGATCCGATAGTTATTGAGGGTAACACCACCGATGGTCCAGTTGATATTACCTATGAGGGAAATGTTGAGACTGGGATCAACGTTGTAATTACTCATACAGGTTCAAAGCCGGATTACGTCAAATTCAAAGTGATGGAGCCGGAAGAGACTTATATTCAGATAGCTGAAGTCAGCGATATATCGGGAGTCGTTGAAATTGAAATCAGCACAGTTCCGGGTAACAAGTATGTTCGTAACAACGAAGAAGATGAAGGTCATGTCAGTCTGCTTGGCACCACCGAAATGACTAACTGGTTAGTACTCAGTCCCGACACGGTTAGTGCTGATATAGAGTCTAATAATGGTGTTCAAGATTGGACGATCACTTATCGACCTTTGTTCGGGAGTCTGTGATGGAACTTTATATCTTGGATCCGGTTAGTTTTCGTCAAGAAGAAGTAATTGACGCGTTCGAATCAACAATCTGGACAGAGCGCTATTATGGTGACGACGATTTCGAGCTGTCAGTTGACGCAAGTTATGAAAACATGCTGAAGTTGCCAAAAGGTACAATCCTACTTTGCGAAGACTCCGATATCCCGATGATCCTCGAGACGCGGGATATCAAAGACGGCTTGATGAAGTGCACTGGTATCAGTCTGACCCAATGGCTAAATAATCGCATCATTCGTACGACTGCAGATCATTCGGTCAAGGAATGGTTGTTGGAGGGCTACAAGCCAGGCGCCGCAATGCAACAGATCGTGGCTAACTTCTGCATACCCTCCAGTTATCTCGACGGTACGATCAATATCGGCATTCTTACAGCTCAGGTCACTAAGATGCCGGTGCCTGGACTCAGTCTTGGTAGCGTCGATAATTCTGGTGTTGTGACGAAGTTCTCAGTACCGTTTGGGCCAGTCTACGACGTTTTGAAGCAAATTGCTACAACTTATGAGATTGGTATCAAGGTCATTCGCTACCATTCGGTAGATTTCAATCAGGAACTCAAATTTGTCACCTATAAGGGTACAGATCGAACCACTGATGGTGGAGTGAATCCAGTTATCCGTTTCTCGCCGGAGATGGACACCTTCGCCAACATTCATGATCTTGAGTCTATTACCGAGAGTAGGAACTGGGTCTACACCTTTGCGCCAGCCGCGCAATCGCTCGGCCCAACGGCCGGACGTGCCGCAGCGCGCGAGTTTTCTGCGCCATCGTTCGATCTGCGTGTAACTCAGATATTCGCCGACGACATAACCTCAGCCAGTGTCGGTGCCGATCTGGCCAAACTGAACGAGGTGCTGACTACGAGAGCCGGAATTGAGCTCTTCAATCGTAGAACAGTTCAGCTGGTTGATGGCGAAATTGTCAAGAATGAACAGATCGAGTACGGCACTGATTACACGCTTGGCGATGTTATCGAGGTAGAAGGTAATAGCGGCGTGATTCAGAATGCCAGAATCACTGAGTATATTCGCGCACAAGACCAGGCCGGGGAGAGGGCATATCCAACACTAGCCGCGGTTTAAGAAAGGAGGTGAATTTGAACCCCACGCTTACAGCTTTCCTAGCTATACTAGGAGGGTTTCTGGCCGGTTCTGGGGGATTTTGGGTATATCTAACTCGTAAGTATCAACATCGAGATTCCGTTGAACAGCTGATCATGGGTTTGGCCCACGATAAGATTGTATATTTGGGCTTGAAATATCTGGAAAAGGGCTGGGTCAACAAAGATGAGTATGACGACTTGTTCAAATACTTCTGGGAACCTTATAAAGCTTTAGGTGGGGATGGTAGTGCGGAACGTATTGTGAACTTGGTCAAAATACTTCCTTTAAAGCCTGAGCAGAGAGAATTTCCAGAAGTTAGAACTATAGCCGAAGCTTTGAATAAAGGTTCAGATCAAGTCATAGATAAAATTAACAAAGGGGATGATGCGTTTGAGCGACCAGACTGATACGTCAGCATTTGGCCTTAGTAACAAACTATACGACTTTATCAAGTTCCTTACTGTGGTCCTACTCCCAGCGCTGGGAACTTTATATTTTGGCCTGGCCCAGATCTGGAATCTCCCCTCTGGCGAAGAAGTGCTCGGCACTCTGATGGTCTTACAAGTCTTCATTGGTGCGGTGATGGGCATCAGTACCAAGGCCTATGAGAATAGCGGCGCTCGCTATAGCGGCGTGATCAACACAACCGAAACCCCAGAAAAACTTGTATATTCTCTTGACCTGAAAGATGATCCGGAAACTCTGCAAAAGAAGGACGAGGTTATATTCAAGGTCAATCCTTCTTAGTTATGGGTTCGCAGCGTAAACACGCTGTATAATGAGACCCTACTAAGGAGAGTTATGTATCCATTTACGGAAAAGAAGAACACTTACGTCGACGACCAGATCGTACGTATCACTGTCAAGCTTCAGCATCTAGAAATAGATTCCAAGGAGTACCGCGAAGCCGTAGAGCTGTTGTCAACACTGCAAAAGATCAGGCAAGAAGAAAAGCCTAATATGCCCAGTTCTGACACCATGCTC